TGATGTTCAAGCAATTGTAGAACTTGGAACGTTCGACCGATTGGAAAGAGAACCTGCACTTTGTGCTCGTGTTCAAGAACTTTATCGTCAAGGATTTCAATTTGCCCAACAAGCCAGTGCCCTGAAAATGGAGCGTCGTCTTACACAGCCTTTTAATGTTCATTGGCAAGTTCTTCGCAAGTATTATGAGAAAGCAGGCTCTTCCAGCGCATTTACAGGTGGTCCCCGTCATGAACCTTTGATCATTTACCTTTCTGGTGAATCTGGTCAAGGGAAATCAGCTTTGATGTACTTTCTCGCAACTGAACTTCTCAAAATCGATGGAATTCCTCGTGATGTGAATGGGAAACTTGACATAACACAGGAAATCTATACTCGCATGGCAGAAAATGAATATTGGGATGGGTACAAAAACCAGCGCATCTGTTTATTTGACGACATCTTTCAGGTGATAGATTCATTATCAAATCCAAACACGGAAATTATGGAAATCATAAGAACTGGAAATTTGACAAAACTACCCTTACATATGGCTGAATTGAGCGATAAAGGATCAACCTGTTTCAATTCAAAGATTGTTATTTGTACTTCAAACACTCCAATTCATTCTTATTTTCCAAAATCCATTTCATGTGTTGATGCTCTTCGACGTCGTGTTGATATCAATGCTAGGATAGAAGCAAAACCTGAGTTTTGTAGGATTGACGACAGGAACCCATTTGGAAGACGATTCTTGGATCGGAACAAGGTGAGAGCCAAGTTTGGTCAAGATATGCATGAAGATGTATATCGCGTGTTTTTGGAAGATCCCATTAATGGAGATTCGGTTGAGGTCAATGGACAAAGATGCATTTCTTTCAAGGAACTTATTTTACTTGCCTCGGGTAAGTATGAAGCTAAGTTCAAAGCGTCAACCGCGATGCATGATTTCCTATCTGAAATGGCTGAAAGACCTCCCGTTGCTCAGATTGGACTTCCGACATGGGATTCACTCGCGAATTTCTTCATCAAACCACGATCTGTCGA